CTCGTGGATCATCTCCAGGTCGTATTTATATCGAACCTCTCTCGGAGACCAAGCGAAAGTATATTGAGAGACATGTTCAAAATCTTGGAGAACAACGATACAACGGATCTCACAATGATTGGTATGCGGTCTGTCAGTGTCTGAAGAATATTCATCCGGACTTGGAAGATGTATTCTTGGATTTCATCGAACAGACAAATGATGAGAAGCGTAAGGCCAAGGCACGTGCGACTTGGAATGGATGTCAACTTCGTGTCGAAGGAGAAGCACGATATGGAATTGAGAGTTTGCGCAAGTGGTCCAAGTTGGATGACTTTGACCGATTTCTGGAAATTGAGAAGACGAACATTGATAGTCTTGTGAATGAAGCTGCGAACTCCTCTACTGAATACGATATTGCTCAAGTCATTCACGCAAGATATCGTGATGAGTTCAAATGTTCCAACTTACGACAGAACGAATGGTTTCGGTATGAGACCCATATCTGGAAAACCTCTGAACACGGTGTGGACTTGTATTTGAGATTGTCTTCAGATATTGCGAAGTTGTTCTTGGAACGAGAAGCCATGGAACTCAAAAATATTGAAGTACTTGGGGATTGTGGACACAAAGATCCAAATCCTACCTGTCCTACCTGTCAAGCCGAAGAACGTAAGAAGAAGTTCTCCAACATCCGTATCAAAATCAAGAAAACAGGGTTCAAAGAAAGTGTTATGAAGGAATGTCGTGCGTTGTTCTATGACCGTGATTTCGCACAGAAGATTGATGAGAACAAGCACTTGATTGCCTTCAACAACGGAGTGTTTGATACACTGACTCGTGAGTTCAGACCTGGACAACCTGAAGATTGTATCAGTTTCTGCACCAAGTTGGATTATGCAGTCGATACAGAATATCATCAGTTCTCGTGCTGGAAAGAACTTCAAAAGTTCCTTCACGATATTCTTCCGAACAAGAATGTGCGTGAGTATTTCCTGAAGCACATTGCGACCTGTTTATCCGGTGTATTCAATCAGAGGTTTCATATTCTCACAGGTTCGGGATCCAATGGAAAATCAATGTTGATGAACTTGTGTTCCACAGCGTTTGGAGATTACTGCTACAAAGCCAATATTGCGATGTTCACTCAGAAACGAGGCAAAGCCGGTGCTGCGAACCCTGAGTTGGTTCGTATGAAGGGCAAACGATTTGTCATGATGTCGGAACCGGATGAAGGTGAACCTCTCTCTACGGGATTTATGAAGGAGTTGACTTCGTCGGAGAAAGTCCCTGGAAGAGATCTGTTTCAGGGAAGCAAGCAGATGGTAGAGTTTGATATTCAGGCGAAGATCCATCTTGCGTGTAATGAGAAACCGAAGATCAATACGACGGATGGAGGTACTTGGCGCAGATTGAAGGTCGTGGATTTCCCCAACAAGTTTGTTCACGAACCCAAAGCAAAAAATGAACTTGCGATTGACGAGGATATTATGCAAAAGGTGGTTTCCAAAGAATGGGCTGAATGCTTTATGGCCTATCTCATCCATCTCTACAAGGAAGGCAAGGGACTTCAGAAGTTGGTTCCTCCTTCGGAAGTGGAAGCCTATACGTCCGAATACAAGGAAGATTCCGATTCCATCGCGAGATTTATGACGGATTACTTCCACGAACCCGAGAATATCGGAGAGGCACCCGATGCTGTGAATATTACAACGATCATTGCTTCGTTCCAGGAATGGAAGCGTAGAAATGAGGTTCGTAATGGGAACACTCAAGATTTGAGAAAGCGAATTGAAGAGAAATATGGAAAACTCCCAAAGGGAGGGTGGACGAACTTTAAGTTCGAAGCGATTTAATGTTTGTTCTTGCCTGTCTTCTTGGATTTCTTAGATTTCTTACCACCCTTCTTTGCTCTGCGTGTCTTCTTACCACCATAAGGTCCTCCTGAAAGGGATGCATTTGTACTAGGAGGAGTAGCAGTAGTACCTGTTGTCGGAACTTCTTCTTTTTTACCTGTAAACCAATCAAACCAACCCATTTGTGTTTAATCAACTACTTTTTTACGCAGTTCGGCTGGCACCAATCTTGGAGAGGAAATAGGTACGGAGAACACCAATCGTGAAGACCACAAGGATGAAGGAGATCATGAGTTGAACAAGAGAAGATAAGACCTCGCCTACTTTGAGGGTAGCACCACCCACAACGACAGTGTATTCAGCAACACCCTTTCCTGCAGAGGCAGCAGGGGCAAGAACAGGGGTGATGATGCCGTCGGAGAGAGCCGTGAAGAATTTGGCGACCACAGATCCGAGGTAGATAGACGCAGTAATGATGATGATATCCTTTGTATCGAGCATTTGTTTGTTGAGATAGAAACATTATTTTTGGATAATCTTGGAGATACACAATGGATACCCGATTTTTTGGTCCAAGTGGATGGCAATTGTTTCATTTAGTTGCGTTTCGTTCAGAACACCCTGACGATGTTTTAAACGATATGAAAGATGTTCTTCCTTGTCGTTTTTGTCGTGAATCTACGACACAGTTTGTGAAGGATCATCCCTTACGAGGAGACCCGGGGAAGTGGTTATACGAAATCCATAATATGGTCAACCACAAACTCCGAACTCAAGCCAAGACAGATCCTACAGTCGTAGATCCCGGTGAAGACCCCGAGTTTGAGGAAGTCAAAAAGAGGTATATGTCTATGAAACCCACCTCCGTTCCAGGACGTGATTTCTTATTTGCGATTGCCTATAACTTTCCCGAGGATCCTGAACCCAAGGATATGTCTACTCAACGACAGTTCCTTCATCATCTTGCCGGTGCCTATCCCTTTGAGAAACTGAGAAAGGTTTTCGCGAAATATGTTTCGGAAAATGAACCGGATTTGAAATCACGAACCTCCTATATGAAATGGATGTATGGGTTGCTAAAGAAACTCTCAGAGACAGTCCATGTTCCTATTCGGACATTTCGTGGATATGCTCATCATGTTGCGTATTACAAAAGCGGTTGCTCACGTAAGACGTATCATGGGAAAACGTGTAGAAAGATTCAAGGTGGAGGATATACGAAAAATAGAGATCATCGGAAAACCTATCGCGTGTCTCATTTGGATTTGTTAGTCTGAACTTGACGAACATGTTTGGAAGAATACACTCCTTTCCCTTCTTTCTTTTCCTTGGCTGTCTTTTTGGTTTCTCTTCTTGTTTTGGGTTGATTGTCCATTATGTGTTTAGGTTAGAGTATCTTTAAACTTAATGTTTACGCTTACCACCCTTGGTTGCCTTGCGTGTTCTGCGACCACCGACCTTGGGTGTTTCGTTGACATTGGCAGGGGATAAGGCTGCTCCACCCTTGTAGGTCTTCTTGGCCATCTTCAACACCTGTTTGAGGGATTTTCCCTTGTTGGCTCGCATGGTCTTCTTCACGTGGGACAACCATCTGCTGCGTTTACCTCCATCCATTGACCCTGTACCTGGTGCTCCTGTTGTTCCTGTCTCTGACATTTTTATTAAACGCGTGAGAAGTTATTGTAGCCCCTCGGGTTTTTCTACGAATCCCGTGGAGTTTTTCAAGAAGAAATTCCACTGGCATCCGTAAGCTAAAGGCATATTAGGATTCACCATGAGTTTCTTAAATTCAGGGTCGGGAGAGACAATACTAATAAAGTCGCGATTGAATCGTTTTAGTTCTTCAGGGTCTCGAGGATGAAGAGCTTCGTTGTAGGATAATCTGCGAACTCCACTGGTGGACCACGATAAGTTGACTAAGGGTTCAAACTTGGTTCCCTGAATAGGACCTCCTGAAACGATCACGACAGTATCGGCAAGTTTATCCAGAGGAACAGTCTGGATCTCAGTTCCTACGATTAACTTACTACGTACAATGCTTGTTAAGTGTTCTGCTACACGATCCCAAACAATCGTCTTCTGAGTATGAGGAACGATGGACAAAATCAAAGGATCCTTCGAAGGGAAAGCATCATTCACAATATCAATACAGCATTGCTCAAACGAGACATTCTGCTCTGCGAAATCTTGCCCATTGTTTTGAGGTTGTGTTGCTACAACCGGTTGGTCTCGTTCATCCGAATACACGTGAAGTTCAATCAATCGGATTCCCTTCTTTAAGGCTGTAGGAATGTCTTCAAAGACCGAACCAGCAGCATAATAATCACACAATCGTTTGCGAGACATCAGACTTGGAGCTTCTCCTCGTATTTCTTCAGAGACAAGATACGCAAGAAAGGCTAATAATAGGACCACAAGTATCCACTTCATTATTCTTTGTCGTCCGAATCTATTTTGGGCATACGAAACAGGAGATTGCGAAACGAGTTAATCACATCATCAGGAATACGCTCATTCATCGGTAGGTTCATCAAACAGGCGTAATGGAAATACAAACAATACATTCCACATTCCGAATCCTTGTATTGATGACGTGTCTTGTTGAAACTTAACTTCATTCCCTTCTTGTGAACTCCTGTTGCATCCCATTGCTCTTTCCATCGTTTCATAATCCGTTTGATTTCAGGTTCAGGGGTCATCGCATACGAATCAAAATACGTAAAGCGAGGATATTCCAGTTCAGGTCTCACATCACAAAAGACAGCGACCCAATGTTGTCCAGGTCCATCGTGAGGGTCTGTATTAATAACAATCCCAAATCTCTGTTTTCCTTTTTTGTATAAATCGGTAATCTTCAGATTACAAAGTGTGCTTACTAGGCATTTATTTGCTTGATCTTTCAGATCAAAATCAATGGGAACTGAACCTGCATAGTAGTAATCGGGGAACAAATCTACATAGTTTTTCTCAATCGCGTCAATATCATCCGACGATAACCATTCGTATCGATTCAACGCCCATTCTTTGGGTGCTTTGGGACGTTTCAGTAAACTCGCAACGATACATTCAGCAGAACCTGTATTACATTTTTCATGAAGTCTTTGTTGAATATCTTTCCATACGACTTCGGGATCTTTTCCACCCTCAATCGGATTTGATTTTGCGTATCTTTCATTCACGGCTTTTCGTAGAGCTTCAACTTCATCGGCATCCATTTCCTTGTTCAAAAACGGATACTTTTAAACAAGGCAGTGGACAAGGCAAATGGAGAACTTAAAACCTGTTATGGCGAGATACTTAGAGGTTACAAAACGCTTGAATGAACTCAATACCAAAGCTGGAGAATTACGAGATGCGAAGAAATCCTTGGAGTTAGATTTAGCTGCTGTATACAATGAACAAGAGTTACCAGACAAGATTGAGTTAAATCAATCCAAACTTGTGTTTACAGTGAAAAAACCAGGCGAGTGGAAGAAGGGTTGGTCTCTCTCCAAGAAACAACTTGAAGAATACCTGAA